TTACAAGGCCGCTGATGTCATGGGCCGACTGCGGATCACAAACGGTAAACGCCTATTGAACTTCAGCCCGACTGATACCGCGTTTGGCAAGAATCCTGCGGGCCTAGCTGAGATGATCGTGCCATCGTTCGCTGATGAACCGGACTTTTTAGCGGGCGTAATTAGCGAAACCAAGAACAGTCTTAACCGCCTGACTGCGGATCAACAGGAAGCGGCTGCGGAGTTGGCCGACTGGCAGAAGAAGTTTGAAGCAATCGCAACGGCTGAAGATCTCAACGGGCTTATTCCGGCCATCAAGGATGCCGACGCGAACGTTAAGCGGCTACTGGTCAAGGCTGGCACTTCCAAAGGCTTTGAGTGGGACAAGGACGCCAAGCAATTTAAGACCAACGGAACATTCGATCCTCTTTCCAAAACCACCAAAGACGGAATCACCAAAAAGCAGATTGCCGATGCTCAGAAGTTGGCCGAGGAACTTGACGCGAACCTGGATGACGAAGCCTCCCGGTTTTTCAAGGTTCCGGTCAAACTGGAAGAACTATCCAAAGAAGGCGCTTCCCGGCTTATTGCAGACCTGACAGCGCGGGCCGACAGCGCCGGGGAGAGTTTCTAATGCGAAGGATCTCCGTCTCGGATTTGGATAGCTATCGCTGGTACAAGCAAAACGAGGATATGACCCTCGAAGAATTGCTTGCGCGCTTGCGTAAAGAGACGCCTGCGAGCCTTCCAATGCTGGCCGGGAGTGCTTTGCATCGATTCTTTGAACACGCAAGCTCTGAGGGGCAGGAAACGCCAGCGATCGAGGTTGACGGGTTCCGGTTCGCGTTCGACTGCGACATCGACATGGAACTGCCGACCGTCCGGGAATTGAAGGGCGAAGTTCAGGTGGACACGCCCTCCGGTCCGGTGACGTTAGTTGGCATCGTTGATGGCATGGATTCCGCAATCTATGACTACAAGCTGACCGGGCGGTTCGATGCCGAGAAGTTGGCGGAGTCTTACCAGTGGCGTTGCTACCTGATGATGTTCAATGCTAGCCGGTTTGTCTATCGCGTGTTTGTCGGGAAGGAAGATAGCGACGGCGTGGGCTTCGATGGTAATGCGTTCAGCCAGTGGACAATCCGCGAATATCACGAGCTGCCGGTCTACCGCTATCCAGGCATGGAAGCAGACGTTGTCGGCCAGGTTTCAGAGTTCGCGGCATTCATTAACCAATACTTGCCAGAAAGGACGTAAATGCCAAAAGAAACACCAGAAGAACAGCCAAAGCCAGAAAAGACGCCCAAACGGGCGGTCATTCAGTACCGCACAAGGAAGCTGGAAGCGTTCTCGAAGTGGTCCCTGTGGTTCCAGCGCGAACTAACCGGACTCGACAGTCAGGACGTGATGACTCAGTTCTACGCTCGCCCGACGTGGCCGGCCATGACTGGAATGATCGAGGTCAAGAGCATCACCTGGGATTGAAAAGAATTCGTTGGTTACGGCCAACCAAAGGAGAAGGAGAAGCGGTGACGGTTCGAGAAGTATTAGATGAAAAGCGGCGTGAAAGAAAGGACGATTTGTCGGCACTAGTCCTTTGCAAATATGAACTCTTTTACCTGCCAGAGACAGGACTCCGCGGAGATTCCGTCTACCCTGTTACTGAAAAACAAGCGGAAGAAGAAGCCGAGTGGTTTGGAGTTGAATGGAGCAAACAGTAGGTTGCGAAGAAGGGGAAGCAATGGCAAAGAAAAAGTTACCGATTCTTGAGCGACTAGAAACGTTTCAGGAGCAGCACAATCAAAAGCTAAACACGATCATTGGCAAGGCGACAGTGCCCGCGATGCGTTCAGGCGATCCGCTGGCGAAAGAGGTTCACGCCGATTTGCTTGACCTTGCGATTTGGGTTGATGAGCAATTCGAGGGAATGGACGAGCATTGAAGTATTGGGAGCACGCTGATCCGCTGAAATGTCCGAAAGGCCACAAGATGATTTGGCTCGGCGGCGTGTTTTGGATTTGCGGTAAAGGGAAATGCAACACGATTTTCGTTGAAGAACCGCCTTACGATGCGCGACGGCAACGAATCGAAAAACAAAGGAGACAAGATGAATCAACCAGACCTGAGAACCAAAGAAGGCGCGACGGAATTTCTGAACTACCACGCTCCTGACAGTGACGCGGTGAAGTGCCACGCGGCAGTCAATGAGGCGTTTCAAGGGCTAATCAAAAACGTCTGGGAGTACGTGCCTGACGGCCCCGGCAAGACGCTTTTTATTCGCTCTCTTAACCGAGCGCGCATGGATGCAAATTCAGCAATCGCTAACGGTGGTGCGTAGGGTTACACCCAACTAAAGGAGAGAGATGAGATACGAATGCGGCCATGATGGTTGTGATATTTGTGGCGGTCGGCGTTGCGAAGGAACTACCGGATTAGAGAAGTACGAAGGCGTTTTGGTTTGCCGAAACTGCGTTAATCGCGCCATCAAGTTTACGCTGGGCATCGCCCAACAGTGGGGCGGCAACATTATCGACATCAATAAGCCGTGTGCTTGACCTGCACACAACAGATGAAGCGAGTTCTATTACACCCAACGGAGAAGCGATGAAACCTATTGAGTTTGAACAATCGAACGTGGTCTTTGCGAAAGATCAGCCGGAATATCTGCCGCTTCCTGCGCATCGCTCAGAAGATGGCTGCGTCAGTACGTGCTGGCAGTTGACGTGGCGCGAACGGCTCAAGGTGCTGATTGGCGGCAGACTGTTTCTGTCGCTTCTGACATTCAACAAGCCACTTCAACCGCTGAAGTTAGGAACCAGTTTCGAGGAAGTTCAATGAGTCGAGCTGGAACATACCCGCAATTTACGGGGAGCATCAACGATCGGTTCGTGACGTTCGGGAGCGTCTTGCGCGGCTATCGCTTGGGGTATGGCTATTCGTACAAGCACCGATGTTTTGTCCGCATCGACGCGGAAGGCCCGCCGTGGCAAATCACACTCGCGCCGAATGGCGGCATCCCGTCTAAGTTTCAAGGCAGCAAAGAGCACGTTGTCTGGTACGCCGATGAAGAATCCCGTCAAATTCTTGATGAGATTAAGCCGATGGAGAACGTGCGCGGGGTGAAGCGAGTTGTTCAATTCTTTATTAACTACGAAGGCGAATTAGTTTGACCCAACGGAGAAGGGGAAGTAGTAGCGATGGAATTAACGAAAGAGCATATCGGCATAATGCGGCACACGCGGGATCGTGCTGCGGGCGGTTTTTACTGCGGCGAAATTCCGAAAGAGTTGGTTGACGAGGGCTTGATGGAGTACGCGGGGCGGAAATCCTTTGTGCCCGATCCGTACTATCGGCTTACATCGAAAGGGCGGACGGCAATCCGAGAAGTTGAGTCAGATATCAAGCTCTGACCCGCAAGGAGAACGATGTATTTAGCGATTCATTCACCCATGTTTGGGACTGCTCATATTGACGCAAAAGCTATTGAGTGTCCGCGATGTCCACGAGGCGTCAGTCTCGGTGAGAATAATTGGGAGCAAGAGGACATCGCAACGCTCAACGCAGGTTCTCATCTGACGTGTCAACGCTGCGGTAATAGCGTCGAGATTCTTTGGCCCATCGAAGAACCTGATCATGTTTCCACATGGCTAAACAGCGAGTTTTGCCCGCACCGACTTTGTAAGTTGAAATTGGCACAACTCCAAAAAGAAAAAGGATGGGAATTCTAAGTCTGACCCGCAAGGAGAAAAGTGATGACGAGATGCCTACGTTGCAAACGTCCCGTGTTCTGGCTGCGACTACATCGTTGCAAATGCACAGACGAGACTTGCTTCGATCCTGAACGACATGGGCGCGTGCATGTATCACCGAACGGGCGAATGTTTTGCCCTATGAATATCCTGATCGATTCGTTTTTTAAGAATCGTGTTAAGGCTAACCCGCAAGGAGAAATATGAACAAAGAACAGGTATACGACGAACAGATTGCGCCGTTAATGACTCAGATTATTGCGGTTTGCAAAATGAACAAAATTGCGTTAGTGGCTTCGTTCAAAATACCAAACGATGATGATCCCGACTTGCATTGTACGACGACGCTAACAACCAAGGAATATGATCCGTCGCTGGGTCAACGCCGAGCCGCTCAAGCTCTGGCCGGGGGCGGGGTAATGATGCTGACCACTAAAAACGCTGAAGGTCAAATCACGAACATGACGGCCGTGGTGGATTAAGGCTCTAACCCGCAAGGGTGAGAGAGGGGAAGCGGCAACCATGAATCGAACTCTTTCAATTACGGTACGGGGAAAACATCACGAGTGGACTTTTCATTTCGACGGCGATCCGAAACACCTTGCAGAATGGCGTGAGGACGGACTGGAAGTGAATGAAATCTACAACTCTATTCCTGTGTGGCTACCGTCTTGGTTGATGCGTCCGTGGTGCTTTATTCAGGACGTGTTCAATTTCAGAAACCCGTTTGGTGTTTGAAGGATTTGCGTGTAAATCCCTCGTCGGAGGCCGCGCAAATAAAGGGAATGGTTCGCGGGTCAGATAATCAAGCGAGTCTGACCCGCTTCCCTGATTAAAGATGGAGAATCAAATGACACTACTAATCGGAACCGGAACTGCCATCCTGCTTTTCATTGCCGCGTTCGGGCTCTGGCTATACATCGGGCGTCTCTACGATGAGGGGCGGAGGCCTGGACGGTAAGAAAAGAGTTGAAGTCTGAACTAACTTAGAGTACAGTCAGTCCTACGTTCTTTTAGAATTAATTAGGTTGAACTGAGAAGCAACCCTAAGATAAGAGCCTCTAGTTGGGGCGCTTTCGGACTGATTGCTGCCGTTAGGTTGTAATCGCTTCTCAGAGCGCCGGGCGTCCCAACTGGAGGCTTTTCTTTTTGCGTAACAGGATCGTCAAAGAAGGTTTTTTCCGAAACCACGAGCTCGCGCAACTCTCGCCGCTGACTCGGATTCTATTCGCTGGCTTGTGGTGTATGGCCGATAAAAACGGTCGCCTCTGGGATCGCCCTGAGCGAATTAAAGTCGAGTGTCTACCGTACGACGACAATTGTATAGACGAAATGCTAGACAATTTAGCGAAATCAGATTTCATTCTTCGGTACGAAGTTGGCGACCGAAAGTGCATTCAGGTCATAAACTTTGAAAAGCACCAGTCGCTAACCAGTTGGGAGAAAAGCACTTCCGCCGAGGTTCCCGCTCCGAAGCACTTCAGAAGGACTTCAGAAGGACTTCAGAAGTCCGTCAAAAGAACTTCAGAAGGACTTCAACACAATACAGTACAGAACAGTAAGGAACAGAACAGTAAGGAAATGAATCCGCCGTTTCACGGCGTGGAGTTTATGACCGCACTTTTGGAATTCAAGCAGCACCGGAAAGAGAAGAGGCAATCCCTGACGCCAACAGCCGAGCGCAACCTGTATCGAAAACTTGAACCGATGGGCGAAGCCAGGGCGACGGCGGCGCTGCGGTACTCAATGGCTCAGGGCTACTCCGGCGTCTTTGAGGAAGGGTCAAACGGGAACGGCAAGCCGTCGAAGGTCGAACAGACTATGAGTGCGGTCGAAAGGGTGATAGCAAAACATGAGCGTCAACAGTCCTGAATACGCGGCACGGGTTCGGCTGATCGGGGAAATGGCGGCTTCGTTTCCGATGGTCACGATCACCGACCAAACAATCGAATCCTACGTTGCAAACCTGTACGACGTGCCTTTGGGGATTTTGAAGCGAGCGATTCTGGCCGCGCTGGAGACTGCCAGGTTCTTCCCGACGATTGCCGAAGTGAGAGAGAAAGCCGACGCGATGGTAGCGCGGACTGTTCAAGCCCCGGCGTTCAATTGCTTGAAGTGTTTCGGCGCGGGCATGGAGCAGTACAAAGACGACCTCGGCTACAACTTTGCGCGGAGGTGTTACCACTGAATGAAAAAATACTGCCCAAACTGTGACTACTACAAAGACGCATCTGAGTTCTCGTCAGACAAAAGAACGGCATCGGGCCTCAATGCCTACTGTCGCCCATGCGTTGCAGCGCGGAGGAAATCAAAGCCAGTCGGCAGACCTCGCCAGGCAGTCAAGACGTGTCCGACGTGTGGCGAGACGCGGATGTCAGAGTTCGGGATAGATCGTAGGGCGAGTGATGGGTTGAACTGTTACTGTCGGGCCTGTGTCCGGGCCCAGGGAAACAAGAGGAACGCGGCAAAGCGTAAGCCTTGCGTGGTGTCACCGGCAGAGAAGGTTCGACATGCAATCCAACGACCTCGAACACGGGAAGAAATCGAGAAGATAACCGGATACGATGAGCAGATAGTCAGCGACGTGCTAGCGCAGATGTGGGACAGCGGGGAAGCGCGGATTGATCGGGAGACTCGGAGGTTCAAAGCAGCGTGATTATTGAAAAGGCTAAACCATGAACTCAGAAATACAAAGAATCGTCAGTCGAACGGTTCGCCAAATCCAGAGATCGAAGATTCAAGAGCCGCAGGAGGGTGAGACGGCACAGCCGTGTCATTGGAGTAAAACCGGATGGGCGATTTGGCGAGATGGAGGCTGCACTTGTAAGCCGGCACGAGAGCCGAAGGGATCAAAACCATGAACGAACAGCAGAGCCAAGAACAACGAATCCTTGACGCGCTGTTGGCTGGCCGGAAGCTAACGCCAATCGACGCGCTCAACGAGTTCAGTTGTTTCCGACTCGGCGGACGGATCTACGATTTGAAAAAGAAGGGCCACGACATCCGCACCGAGGACTACAAATTACCGTCAGGCAAGCACGTTGCGCGGTATTGGATTCCTTTGGAGAAGGGGCAGCTGAGGCTGATCGCGTAGTGGTGGGCGATAGACTAACTATGAGCAACTATCAAAACTTTTTAGAGCAGAAATCACAGCTAGGCGGGTTCTCCGGTTTTGAACCCTTATGGATGCCTGACTACCTTTTCGACTTCCAGAAGGCGTTAGTGGACTGGGCGCTTCGCAAGGGGAAGGCCGCGCTGTTTGAAGATTGCGGGCTTGGCAAGACCGTTCAAGAGTTGGTGTGGGCCGAGAACGTTATCCGCCAAACGAACAAAGGCGTTCTGATTGTTGCTCCCCTGGCCGTGTCGCTTCAAACAGTTCGAGAGGCTGAGAAGTTTGACATCGACTGTAAGAGATCCACGGACGGAACTCCCAAACCTAACATCACGGTAACGAACTATGAAAGGCTAAAGCATTTTAACCCGAACGACTTCGCGGGATTGGTATGCGACGAGTCGAGCATTTTGAAATCATTCGACGGCGCAACCCGGAACGTGGTCACTGAGTTTATGCGCAAGCTGCCCTACCGACTTCTCGCCACGGCAACCGCAGCCCCGAACGACTACATAGAGCTTGGCACGTCTGCTGAAGCTCTGGGCGAGCTTGGCTATATGGACATGCTCAATCGGTTTTTCAAAAACGACAATAACAACTCTGCGTCTGGCCGGATGTATGGTGAGGCGATTAAGTGGCGGTTCAAAGGACACGCCGAAACACCGTTCTGGAAATGGGTTGCGTCATGGGCACGGGCGGTGCGTAAACCGTCCGACTTGGGATTCAAGGATGATGCGTTTATCTTGCCCGAACTGAAAGAGCATCGGCACCTAGTTGCCATCAAAGAACCCGCGCCTGGATTCCTTTTCACCCTCCCCGCAACCGACCTGAACGAACAGCGACAAGAGCGCCGGCGAACGATTCAGGAGCGATGTGAGAAGGTTGCCGACTTGGTAACGAGTAAGAACGGTAATCCCGCGCTTGTTTGGTGTCACCTGAACGACGAGGGCGACTTGCTCGAGAAACTAATTCCCAAAGCTGTTCAAGTGAGCGGTAAAGACAGCGACGAAGCCAAGGAGGAAAAGTTTCTCGCTTTCATTTCTGGCGAGATAAAGAAACTCGTCACGAAGCCGAAGATAGGCGCGTGGGGCTTGAACTTCCAGCATTGCTCGCATGTGACTTGTTTCCCGTCCCATTCCTATGAGCAGTATTACCAAGGCGTCAGGCGTTGCTGGCGCTTCGGGCAAAAGAATCCGGTGACGGTGGATGTGGTCACAACCGAAGGTGAGAAGGCTGTTATGGACAATCAGATCCGGAAAGCCGAGGCCGCTGACAAAATGTTTTCCGTGCTAGTCGAACACATGAATCAGGCGATTAGCATTGACCGTAATTCTATTCAGTTTGCAGAGAAGGAGACTGTTCCGTCATGGCTGTAATCACGCAGGAAATCACAAGCGAATACGCGCTTTATAACGGCGACTGTATGGAGGTGATGGCGTCACTTCCCAAAGAGCGAATCCACCTGTCCGTTTATTCGCCTCCGTTTGGTGGTCTTTACAATTACTCATCGAGCGAGAATGACCTGTCGAACTGTAAAGACTATGAGCAGTTTTTTGAACACTACGCCTTCACGGTGCGCGAACTGTTCCGCATTACGATGCCCGGTCGAATGACTGCTGTTCATTGCATGGATGTGCCGAGCGGCAACAGCGGGACGGACTATTTGGTTGACTTCCCTGGCGACATTATTCGATTGCATGAAAAGGAAGGATTTCGGTTCATTGCGCGGTATGCAATATGGAAGGAGCCTTTGGCTGTTCGCAATCGAACAATGGCAAAGAACCTCGCGCACCGTTCACTGGTTGAGGATTCGTCACGGTGTTCCGTTGCTTCGGCTGACTATCTTTTGGTGTTTCGCCGCAAGGGTGAAAACAAAGTACCAATTACTCATCCGATTGGATTGATGTCCTACGCAGGCGAGCGGCAGATCCCCAAAGATGTTTTGAAGTATCGGGGATGGAAGGGCAATCAGATTGAGAACCGTTACTCTCACTGGATTTGGAGACAATACGCCTCTGCCTTTTGGGACGACGTGCGGATTGGTCGCGTGTTGCCATTCAAACAATCCAAGGACGACAACGACGAGAAGCACGTTCACCCGCTCCAACTGGACGTTATCGACCGAGTAATAGCTCTGTGGTCTAATCCCGGCGAAACGGTTCTGACTCCATTCATGGGCGTAGGCTCAGAGGTCTATAGCGCGGTCAGGGAGGGCCGCAAAGCTGTCGGAATCGAACTCAAGCCCTCTTACTACCGACAGGCGGTTAAGAACGTGGCGAGGGCGATTAGCGATAAGGAGGCTGAGGCCGATCAGTCTGAATTCAGGTTCGCGGAAACCGCATAGGCGGTGGCCGATAGAAGGATAGCAATGCCCAATCGCACAGACACAAATCAGGCCGACATTGTGAAAGTCATTCGCGCGCTGGGTGGCGAGTGGGTTGATTGTACCGACGCACCGAAGGCAGGATTCGACGGTGTAACGCTCTGGCGCGGCCGTTCACTGATAACTGAAATCAAAGACGGATCAAAGCCACAGTCTGCACGGAAGCTCACGGACAACGAAAAAAAAACACAAGCAAAATGCGAACTTCGGGGAGTACCGTACCTGATTCTGTTGAGC